CATTTAAACCCCTTTTCTTCTAGCATTTTTCTTAGATGGTCTTTACCTGATCCACCTTTGCCTACTAATATTAATCTCTTTTTCATTAGTCTACTAATTTTTGAATTGAATAAAATAAAGATAACAGTGAAACTACTGGATCTATCACTGTGGTTCTTTGTGCTTGGTGAGAAGCTACTAGAACAACCACTGCTGGAATAATCTTAGTTTTATCTGGATGATTAGTAACAATCCAATTGATAAATTCCTCTCCGAGAGAAGTCATGACATCATCAACCTTGGTTGAATATTGGCCAACTATAATTTGGTAATTTTTTACTGGATCCTTGGATTCGATTGCCATTTTGTACAAATCTTCGTAAGACCAGTGAGCTTCTTTAACCTTGGAGAGATCAATGTTAGAAACTCCTTCAATAGTCCACGATTGAATTCTATTCAAAGCAGATCTAAAGTCTGGAAAATATTCTCTTTCGAAAGCTGTTAATGACTCCTCGTCTATTGCAATATTCAGTTTCTTTAGAATCAAATTTACTCTAGATTTCCATTCTTGTTTGATTGCTTCTTCTTCATCTGAGTTAGCCGGATCAAAATTGATAACCTCGAATCTACTTTGGATAGCTTCAGGTACTTTGTTAATCCAGTTACAAGTTGCTACGAACCTGGTATTGCCTGCAAACTTCTCGATTGTTCCTCTTAGTGCTTTGTAGAACTGATCAGAAGCACCGTCAAACTCATCCAGGATAACTACCTTCTTAGAAGATCTGCCATCCAAGACACTGATGTTAGAACAAAAGTCGTTGATTTTATTTCTGATAGTATCAACCGAGCTCTCGTCGGAAACGTTGATAAAAATGTGGGGGAGATCTTTTGCTAAGATCTTAGCTAATGTGGTTTTACCACATCCTGGAGAACCGGAAAGAAGTACATTTTGATTTAGTCCTTTGTCCTCAAATAGAACTCTAATTCTAGGAGGTAGGATCATATGCTTGATTTCTTTAGGCCTTAATTTTTCTGTTAATAAGTCTTGAATCATGTTATTTATATTGAAAATATGAGTTTAGTTTCCATTTAGAATAAACTAGTGATGTCATCGGCTTCGGTTTTGTCCGATCTTACCTCTATAAACCTAGGAAGAAATAAACTTCTATTTCCAAATTTATCTGTGATAGGAACATTATATTGGATTGCTGCAATTCTACCAATTAGAGAGTCTGGGTTTACACTAAGTGTTTTTAGATCGTCCTCGGTAAAACCTGATCCTATTTTAACATCCAGAGTCTTAGATTTGTCAGTACAAATAAATCCTCCAATGTAACCTTCCCTCTTACCTTCGCCAGGATACCATCCTACGATCTCTAAATCAAGATCTTTTACTTCTTTTAACTTAACCCATGATTTAGATCTCTTACACTCGTATACGTGATGTGAGGACTTTAAAATGACCCCTTCTCCACCTAGTGCAACTATCTCTTCGTAGATCTTATTTACCTCGTCCATGTTATTTGTTACCCATTGGCGAGCAACTTTAACCGGGCTATCCAATTCCAAGAAGGAAAGAACAGATTCTAAATTTGACCTTCTTTCAAGATAGGTAGAAATACCCTTTCCTCTTTCGAGAGTTTCTGCAGATTCAAAATCAAATACATTATAAAGAAACTCATCGTCTATATTATCAGGAGCTGTTCCTTTTAAAATTTTAGTGACTTTGCCCGATACAGATTTTCTGTTATGATCAGTAAGCTCTCCGTCGAAGAAAATGTCTTCGGTTATCCCAGATTTTCTAAGAGAAGCTAACAAGTGAGATTCGATCTTTGATAGCTTATTCTTATCCAGCTCGTTAAAAGATCTGGTGAAGAAAAGAAATCCATCTCTGGAATTCCCTTTTGCTATGACTCTAACTCCGTCATATTTTTCTTCGCAATAGATTTTATCCCAGCCTTCAATCTCTTTTTGGTCGTCCGAAGCAAGCATTAGAGAAGCATCTGGAATTAATTCTCTTCCTATTGCTTTATTGATTAGCTTAGCTCCGATTCCAATGTTCATTCTTTTGGTTAGAATCTTCATTAGAATAACTCTAAGTTCTATATCCTCCGCCAAATCATCCTCGTGTATAGTTGAATTTATCAAGGAATTAGCTCTCGATCTAAGTGAATCGTTAGCAGCGGAAGATTTTTTAAGATCTTCTACTAGTTCTTTAAAAGTACTAAATCCTGGAAATTTGGGAACGTCTAGACTTTGATGTAAGTCTAGCTTATGAAGTTTAGTTGTGATGAAAGGGTTAAAGCAAACATCTAAGATGTAAAGCATTTCTTCCGATAGATTTTCGGAAATTAGCCTTTGTTTTTCTTTCTGCGATCCGTTGCCCGTAAGGGACTCGACTGCTAATAGGACTCTGAGTTCTTGTTTCATGTAGAAGGTTATTATCTACATAAATATACGGTCCCGTATTATAAAGTGATAGATCCTGCTTCTGCTCCACCTTCTTCTGCTCCACCTGCTTCTTTCTTGGCTTTTTCTGCCTCTTTAGCTGCTTTTTCTTTATAAGACTTATTTTTTTCGAATTCGTCTCTAGATAGAGGAAGAAATCTTCTAATCAAAAAATCCTTATCGAAATAAGGTTTTTCTTCCTCACCTTCCTTATATTTCATATCACCAAGAGCAGTAACGAAAGCTGTAGCTTTGGTTAGATGAGATAGATTTAGAAGTTCTTCGAATTGATTTTCGCTACAGAAGGAAAGGCCTAAATTAGATTTAAACATTCTATCTTTAGAAAGTTCAGGAAAATCTAGACACATTTGAATGTATAGGGGTTTTACTATTATTTCCTGAAAAATTGACCTTAATCTGACCAAGAATTTTCCAAATCTAATTTCATCCCTTTCTAATTGATCTATTGCAATTTGATAATTTGTTGGTGCTGCTCCTCTTCCTGCAAATCTAGCATAAGGAATTTTAGAATCTAATTTCAATTTATTGTAGAAATAAATCACATTTTCCATTACGTTAAAGTCTGGCCCATTTGCGTTTAGAACATCTATCTGTGGGGATTGACCATCTTTTTCGGGGAATAGATAGTTTTTATAGAATTGAACCTTAGGGGCTCCATTAACTAGTAATTCCCCCGAGGTATCATTAATAGTAACATCTTCCTTATAAGAAGACATAAGCTGGCCTAGCGTTTGCATTGCTTTCTGCTGGGACTGAGTTCCAACTGGAATTACAAACTTAAGTCTATATGAAGCATTCATAACATTCCAGATAACTCTGGTATTTTCCATTACTCTTAGGATGTTATAAGATCTAATCAATCTCTCTACATAACTTACTCTAGAAATAGAATTACCTTTAGCATAAGAAATATAGATGATTTGTTCAGACTTTAATGTTCTCATTAATTGGGTATCTTTTGGATACTGAACCCAGATTTGTTCGAAAGATCCATCTGGAGCCTTTTGGGTTGAAGGCTGCAACGAAGTTGGGTCCAATTCTTTAAAACCTACTATCTTCTTTCCGTCTGTAGAATACACAATTTCAAAAGAAAGGAATCCATCGATTAGAAATTGTTTGAATAATTGCCAAGCCAGGTTGTTCTGCTGAAATCCATACAACATATAAATTGTTTTAAAATTCTCCTGTACCTTATCGAGAATTTTATCTTTGATATCTATATTGTTTAAAGCTGGATAAGCAAAGAAGTTCTTATCGTCATAATTAATTGCTTCGTCTGAAATAGTCTCCAAAATAAAATCAATCTCCCCATTTAGGGAAAACTTTCTAAGAAAGTCTCTTTTACCAAGATAATCCTTATCGAAATAAGCAATATATTTTCTTATTCTCGTATCTTGATATCCAAGGGTCCAATAAAAAGCACTGTCTTCAGTAAAACCAGTTCCCTCCTCAGTAAACATCTGGGACTCTGTTTGCCCAATTGTTTGTGAGTTCTTGATAACCATATCCTCATATTGCATCCCAAATTTTCCTATTCGACTCAAATTTTTGTACATTTGAGTTAGAAATTTATTCTGTGGGTTAGCGTCTAAAAAACCTGCCATTTATTCTATTTGTTTATCTTTTTTTAAGCTGCTGGTGGTGCCGGTTCTGCTGCTGGTGCGGCTGGTGCTGCTGGTGCGGCTGGTGCTGCTCCTGCGGCTGGTGCTGCTCCTTCTTTCTTTAATTTTTCTGCTTTCTTCTTAGCTTCAGCATTTGCTTTTATATCATCTGCGCTCAGCCCCAAGTAATTTTCTATTAAATAAGGAACAGAGAAAAATCCCCCTCCTGTGTCATCGGTTAAAGCTATTAGACCATCAACTGCTTCTTTTTTCTTGGTGATAATTTCCATCTCTTGATTTCTAGTAAATGGATTGTCCGAAACATAATCTAACCCTAACTGGCTCTTGAACATGTAATCTTTTTCCAGCTCAGGAAAATCCTTACACATTTGAATCCAGAGAGGTTTTATCAGAATGTCCTGGAAAGAAGTTCTTAATCTATTAATAAATTTAGCAAATCTTATTTCTTGTTTATCAAGTCCTTCTGCGGCATTTGCATATTTACCCATAGTTCCTCCATCAGGACCGGTAAATCTGGAATTAGGAACTTTTGACTCGTTGATTAATTTATCAAAGAAATAAGCAAGAGGAGCTGGATCATTTAAGTTTGGACCCACGTTGTTTAAAGGTTCAATTGTAGGACTTCCATTAACTCCAGAAGGCATTAGGTAATTTTTGAAGAACTGAATCTTAGGTGCTCCGTTAACAAAAAGCTCTCCACTCTGGTCATTTAATGTAATATCCTCTTTATAGATACTCATTAACTCACCTAATGTTTGCATCCCTTTTTGCTGGGATCTGGTTCCGATCGGAACTGTCATCTTCATTCTAAATGAAGCATTCATTACGGACCAGATAACTCTAGTATATTCTATAATTCTAAGAATATTGTAAGGTCTTATTAATCTTTCGGTATAACTTACTCTAGACACTGTGTTACCTTTCGCGTAAGAGATGTAAATTATCTGGGAATCATATAGCATTCTTTTCTTTCTAGGGTCTTTAAAATACTGCCACCATACGTTTAAATAGGTGCCATCCATTTGTTTCTCCACAGAAGGCATTAGGGTCATAGCATCAATTTCTTTAAACCCTATGATATTCTTTCCTTTGTCATCATAGATGATTTCAAATGCAATAAAACCATCAACTAAAAATTGTCTGAAATACTGCCAAGCTGTGATGTCATCAGTAAATCCAAACATGTCATACAACTTCTTATAATTGTCGTTTATTCTGTTAGTTATATTTTCTTTTAATCCAGTCAGATTTAAAAATGCAGGATAAGCAAAGAAATTATGAGTGTCATAGGATATTGCTTCGTCATTTACAGTATCCAGAATAAATTCTATTTCTGGATTAAGAGAAAATTTTCTTAGATAATCTCTTTTTCCTTTATAATCCTTATCAAAATAAGAAACATACTGTTTTGTGGAGGTATCCTGTCTTGCTAAAGCATATAGCATGGTTTCATCCTCAATTAGACCTTTCTTTAGAAAGGCTGCTTCGGTCTGACCGATAGCTTGAGAATTTTTTACTACCATGTCTCCATAATTCAGTCCGAAATTACTAAGGCCCTTAACTGAATCTCGAATTCTCTGAAATATTGGACTTCCTTGTGGATTTTCTATAAAACCTGCCATTGTATTATTGTCTTTAGTTTATAGACCGATTATTGATTTAATTTCGATCTATAGTTATTATATATCTCGTTAACAGGAATGCCCTGGACTTGAGTGTATTTTAGATAGGGTAGTTTGTGCCAATCTGAGTAATCTATCCCCTTAATGTCTCTCATGTATTTAAATTTAAATCCTGTGAAAGATCCAGTATAACCTGTTCCTTTAAAAAGAGAAGGTAAATCCTTTGAGGTTAATCTAATTTCATCGGGATTTCCCCCATCGGAGATTTTCTTTTTGTTATATTCAATAGAGCTTTGAAACTGATCCCAAAACTTCTGAAGAATTTCTAGTCTTTGCTCCGGAGGGGTTAAGGTTAAATCTATAGTCTTAACGATAATTTCTTCTCCTACTCTTTCAGAAGAGATATAAAGAACCAACGGATTTCTGTTAATAAATCTTACTTTCTCGCTAAGCTCTGTGTTTGTTGGGTACGAAAAAAAATAAATATTTCCTGGGATTAAAATTCCTGAATATTTGAAATCCCCTCCCTTTTTATCGGTTCCATATTTATCTAGAAAATAAACATCCGTTTTGGAAGATAAAGCAGGAATAGAGGGTTCGGTTTTTCTATATTCTATAATTTGTTCTTTAAAATCCATTATGAGCTCTTAAATAGGAAATTTTCGTCAACAACTCCAAAATTGTAATTTCTTTTGGCCGCCCATTCTCTAGCAGCTTTAAATTTAGACTGGTTGGTTATCCAGATCTGCATATTCCTATTATATGCTTTCACTTTTGGTAAAGTTTCCGGCTGGGTTAAAACTGGTTTTTTGTGTTGAGCTTCTGGTTTTATCTCTATGATCCATTCTGCTTCTTCCCCGTTTTCTTTTAAAACTTTAATATAAAAATCCACATTATAAATGTGATCTTTTTTATCTAAAGGATTATAGTATGAAATTTGGAGTGGCTCGGATGACCACTTTAGAATGTTTTCGTTGGTGTCGCAATATTTACAAAATCTAAATTCCCAGGAAGACCTGAAGATAATATTGTGAACGTCCCCGATATATTTCTCTGGATTTATTGGTTCATAAAGACCAGATTTATAAATCCCATTTGGTTTTACTTTTTTGATCGACATAGAACTTAAACGTTATATGAGTTTTCGTCTCCGGTAATATGCGAGAAAGGTATAGTTTTAGGTGATTTTGGTGGGTGAATTTTCTTCCATCCTTTAGCAAATCCGTTCTTTGCAATCTGAGTGTAATATGCAAACGGATTATTTGATTTCTCAGGATTGAATCTGTTCCAGTATTTGCAAAGATCCTCCATTGCAAAAGCCATACAGTCTTCTTTATCTTCTGGATCCTTATAAGACATTTTTTTAGATATCCCATGAATCATAAGGTAAAACATATCTATAGTTTCTGGGGTTAAAACTCCTTTTTCCTTAGATTCCATGATTGCTCTCATCAAATCTGAGTTTTTTACGTAATTTGCCATTGTTTTTTAATTGATATTAGTGTAAAAATAAAATCCGCACTTAATGTATTATATCACTAGGTGCGGATTTGGTTTCGGGGGTTTTACCCGTATATTTCTAAAGACGTGGGATTAGTCTTCGTATTCCATAGGCTCGTCAAACCAGCTTTTTTCTCCTTGTTCTGGAGCTTTAACTGCAGGTCTGTAAAGTCTATCGGTTTTTCCTGTAAGGATTTTGTTGATAGATTTATCGATCGCATCGTAGTCAACACTAGAAGAAGCAGGAGGTTCTTGAGTAACTTTTCTCATGATCTGGTGATTAGCACCTAGCATTCTGGTTTTGATTAAAGTTCTTAAGTTTCCGTAGATTTGTCCGTCAGTTAATCCTGGCTTGTCTACACTCTTGTGCCAATCTAAAAGAAGATCTTTCAAAGTGAGAGAAATTAATTCATCAAATTGCTCTTCGCTTAGGTTAGGCCATCTTTTTCTGAATTCTCCATAAGCTATAGAATTAACCAAGTCCATGAATAGTTTACCTAATTTATGGGAAACAGTTCTAACCGGTCTGTGTGGGTTACCAACCATTTTAACATAAACGGTCTCTCCATCTGCAAGAGATTTTTTAACCTCTTTTGCAAGCTCTGCTTGATCTATAAATTGTTTTGCTTCAAAGATTATACCTTCGAAATAATTATCGGGTTGAACATCATGGAAAATACTTTCTCCTAAAAATGTTCTTTTTTCGTTAAGGAAATCCTCAAATGATCTAACGTTCTTCATTCTTATTTTTTTAATTTTTTAGCCTCTTTTCTAGCTTCGTCTGCCACTTTAACTAAGAATTTAACATAGTCAACTGACTTTGTTTTAGTTAACGGATATTCTCCAGTCAGATCGGATTTAATTCCAGAATCTTTAACTACGATAGTAGATTTAACACCATCAATATCTCTGCTTAAAGTTTCTCCGCTAAGTTTATAGCCGAAAGCTTTAGTAGCCATATCTAGAAAATTCTTTTTGAATAAAGGGTTAACTGCATTAGCAGGTCCTTTTCCAAATGCTTCGTATAATTGTAAATTTTGCATATCTTTATTCTTTTTCTTGTCCTTCTTCTTCCTGATCTATAGTCTCCGCTTTCTTTTCTTTACCGTCTGGAGCTACACTCATTTTTCCTTCTGAACTTTCCACGTCTGGTTTTGTTTTCTTGGATTCTTCCTCCTCATTTTCAGGAGCAAAAGACCAAACTCTACTCAGTGCCGATTTTAATTTTTTTTTAATTCGGGACTTGGTCTTTCAAAACCTTCTGTTAAGTTGTATCCCATTTCAGCATTAACTTCAATGTCAATTTGGGATTGAGTATTTTTAGCTGGAATTTCTGCTAGATTTGCAGTATCTAAATTATCGATGTCTGCATTTTTAGAAGATTTAACATCTAAGTATTCTACTTCATATCCTGCGTCTCCTTCTTCTTTACCTGGAGAGGTTGCGAAGTTAGGATTTGTAGAATCTTTAGTAGGTACTTTAGCACCTTTCTCAGGGGCTACTACTAAATTAGATGTTGCTAAGTTATCGATATCCGGGTTAGAAGCACCTGGGATATTGATTTTAATTTTGTAATCCGCTTCATGAGATCCTCCTGGAGCTTCAGCTAATTCTTGATTTGTTTTAGAAAGATCTGATGCTTCGTCCATTTTAGATTTACCTGATCCTGGAGCAGATGCTAAATTAGGGCTAAGTTTAGAAATCTCTGGGCTTT